CACTTTGCCATGTACGCCGGGCCGCTCTTGAGGCTCGTAGGTCACGCGGTCGACCATATGCACCTTTTGATGTTTAAGAACATGATTTGTTATTGACTGCTTTACATCCGCAAAATCTGCCATCATTACCCGGTCGAACTGGATAGATTTTAAACCAACCCCCGTTATCGTATTATAGAAAGCGTCGGCCTCCGAGACATATGCCCAGTCTTTGGCGGGGTTTGACTCGTCGGCCAGATCCCCAAAAGATTTTTTATTGGTTGGAAAGTCGCGGGAGGGGTCGGCGCTCCCTTTTTCATTTTGGGCATACTTTGTTACATTTTTGGAAATGTGCTCTATGTCTTTAAGAGTGACAGGAGGGTTTACAGCCTCCCAATTAAATGCGTGCAGGATCTCGACGCGCTCCGCATGATCCAGCCCGAGATCGTGCCCCCTGGCGCACAGGCTGAAAAGTTTGTCGCTCCGCTCCCCATCCGGGATCTCGCCGTTACTACGTAGATAGTCTTTTAGGATCTCAATGTATCGACGTTTGGAAAACGTCGGCGCTTTTTCGCCTGACGGCTCAGGGCTTGCGCTCCGCTCGGATGGGGGCTCGCCTGACGGCTCGGGCGAGGAAAAGCTCGACGCTGGATATGGTTTATGGGTATTGGAACAAATAAGCTTATGGAGCGCCGGAGCCCCTTTTAAATTATAGGTTCCGGCTAGTCGCATGATCCGGGAGGGATCTTTTACGGCTGGGTCGCTTCCGTACATCTCTATTAAAGAGGATTGCGCCGCCTTAAAATCATCGACGGCCAAGCCGTCGACGCGCCAAAAAAAATGATTGTGCGAGTCGTCGCGTCCGGTCTGGATGTGAAATTTTAGGCCGTCCGGAATAGTTTTGTCATTGTCAAAATCAACGAAGCAAGCGCGGACGCCTGTTATGTTTTTCAGTCGGCGCCCCTTGCCGTCCGTTTCGTTTATAGTAATAAAGACGCCGTAGCCTTATTCTGGTAATCGACCAGCTTAGGCCAGACGGTTTCCAGATCTCCATAAAGGCATTTTTTAGGGGCTCGTTTTTTCTTGTCGTCGAGCGCTTGAAAATGGAGCGCGGTTCCAGCGTCGCCCGTCAGGGCAGCGATGAACTTTTTTGCTTGTGACTTGTCAGGGTTTAACATGGGTTGAGCCGCTCCCCCGCATCAAAGAATGACTGTGGTAGATCGCGTATGGCTTTTGGCGGGTAGCCTGTTTCCAATGCTTTCATTCTACATATGGAAAGTGAGCCCCCTTTGATACCCATTATTACAAACTCGCCCGCCGTCGGTGCGTAGTATATTTTATCGAAAGTATCTTGCGCGGCGTATATTTTGGCCGCCGATATTCGCTTGGTTTTGGCGATCTGGAATTGATCGCCATTACTTAAAGTTAGTTTCATTTTTTTTGTCCTCTTTTGTAATCTGTTCTAAAATAGGTTTCCATTTTCGCCACCAGTTAAGCGCGTCTCTATCCATATAAGATATACGTTCATCCGAAAAATTAAACCAGGCTTTTAGTTTGTGCTGTTCGCAACCGACGCACAGGATTTGCAATTGGGGGATGAATACGACTCCCCATCTATCAAATTGCATGCTTTTTATGTCGATGAGATTACCTACCGCGCCTCTAAAATTCGCGCCTCTAAGATTCGCGTATCTAAAATTCGCGCCTCTAAAATTCGCGCCTCTAAGATTCGCGCCTGTAAAATCCGCGTATCTAAGATTCGCGCCTCTAAGATTCGCGCCGGGGTTGGCTTTTCTTATGCGCCGGATAGTTGACAGCCTTATATTAAAAGGTGTTTTCATTTTTTTTGTCCTCTTGTGTGTGTTATATTTTTGAGTGGATGCGGTTTTTAGGTAGGAGTTTCAAGAGGACAAATTCTTGAGCAAAAAATGATGTCCCAAAAACCGCACCCGCTCAAATATACAACGGGAGCCAGTAAAGCCCGGGGGTAGCTTTACTGGCAAGTCATTTATTTAAATTAAATGCGAATCGGCATTACTACATAAGACGCGCCCGATATATCGCCCTCAATTAGTAGCGGGCTCGTAGATCCTGAATATTTGATCTTGATAGCTTCGCCAGCAAACATTTTTAAATATTGCAGGTTGATTACAAATTCACACTTAGTAAAATCAGTCATTACTGTTTGCCCGTTTGCCATAAATCCGATATGAGCTTTTTCGTATTTTTTTGTACCAGATAGACCGCCTACCCAACCCGGAAGGCTAGTAACGATTTCCTTGTCGGGGTTCTTTGGGTATATTAATCGCCAATCTGGAAATGTAGAATTGGAGTGCTTGCTGACATAGTTAGCCGACGAGTTACTCAAGAGCGACTCAGGGCAAATCGTACCGGTTTTTTCAACTACGTTTAGGGCGTGTTCAGTCAATGCGTTCCCCTTATCCAATACAACCAATACCCGCCCGTTAGTAGCTACAAGTTTTTGGTTCTCTTTATCTACCAAGATCGTACTAAATATGTATCTTTGGTCGTCGGCGTCGATTGCGCTCAATAATAAGTGAGCCCCCCGGTCGCTGTAAAATAAATTTTGTCTATTAATTTTCATTTTTTTTTAATCCTCACCCAAAAAGCCCCGCGAGCCGTAGGGCTTGCGAGGCATCGGGAGCCAGAGAGGCTGTTTTTTTTAATAAAGTTCCCACATACCCATTTCGCACCCGCTTAAAATGTCGCTTTCTTTTTTGATACTGGAAGTAAGAAAAAGGAAATCCGCTGTGTCAAGGCTCAGGTTCTTAATCCTGAAAACGTCTACCGCGTTAGGTTGGGTAGTCGCCAAGGTTAAAGTGATTGTTTGGGGTTCGTTGCTCATAAACCTATCTTAATACCCCCTGTTCTTACTGTCAAGTAAAAACAGGATTTATTGATCTTTTTTCTATGCCAGGCAATCGGCAACCGTCACATAACCAAACTCTCTATACCATACGCGATCGATGTCCTTGCTATAATCGTTCAGCGCGTCGATCCTCTCCATAGTTTCGCGAAAGCGCCTTTCTGCTTTTAAATATCGCGGGTTGTAATATACCGCGTCAGAGCCCTCGGAGCGGTTTTTATCTGAGTAGCTCCAGAAAATATTTGACAGTTGGACGCCGCAATATTCAGTAACTCGCGCTAGGTCGTCAATCGATCCGCCAGTAAGAATTGACTGGTATTTTTTTTCACTTAGTCTTTTGATTTCGTTCATGGTTTTTGTCCTCTTTAGTTGATGACTGATTATGACACCCCCTTATTTACTGTCAAGTGAAAACAGGAAATAAGGGTCTTTTTTTTAAAAATTATGCCATTTTTTTTCGTGGCTTTGAGTCGATGCGAGCGGCTCCGAATACGTCGCGGATCTCATCCAGCTTGTTGTATTTGCTAAAGCGTTTTTTCTTTGAACTAATGTAGGTTGCATAATACCAAGATTTTTTGCCCTTTGACCATTTAAATCCAGCCGCCTTAATGCTATCTTTTACGGGGTAGGTATTACCAGAGATCCACGCCCACTGACCCATGATTTCGATTTCGATACCATCCAGGTGTATAACTTCGTTTATTTTATTCATTAGATCGATGTCGTATTCAGTCCACTTGCAATCATAGCCTGCTTTTGATTCGCTTGACTCTTTAGTGTTGGCCGCATCAATCTTTTTTTCATACTGGTTTTGCATTTCCTGAAATTCGGCGGTAGTGCCTCCAAGATCCGGGTGTAGTTGCTTCGCCATTCTTAAATATTTTTGTCTAATGTCGTCGCTTGTCTTGCATCCGTGAAAAAAATTAAAGTCGCCGTTTTTTGAATCGTTCATTTTGTTTGCTCCGTTTTTGAATTAATGCTGTAGATGCTTTTTAAAACTTTACAATTTTTTGCATCGGGTACACAAATCAGAGTAGCGGCGATCAAGATTAAGTTTGTGATTTGCTTTTTTAGTTTCATGGTCGTGCACTCTCTTGAACCTAATATAACACCCCCTTTTTATACGTCAAGTAAAAACAGGAAAAAGGGGATAAAAAAATAAAAAAAAAACAGAAAAAACACCGAGCCCCGAGCGAAGCGAGAAACCCCCTTATCGGGGCGTTTGCGACTAACGGATTCACGTAAGCCCTCTGACGGGGGGCGGGCTCCGGGGGCTAGTGTTTGTATGCGATTACATATTTAAGGGGGCTTGAGGGGGCTTAAAATGCCTGGCACTACCTTTTTAAAGTATGGTGGTTGTGCCACTATAAAGCAGGTGGTTAGCCGTGAGTAGTGGCAATAAGGGGGTAGCAAGTGGCAGCTATTCAGCCGGAGCGCGGCTCCTTTCGCCACGGTTTTGACTAGCTGCCATCATAAAGCGGTGGCAGATCCACCACTGTTTGGTACAGACAAATGTATAGTTGTGGCAGCTTAAAACGCTTGTAGCCGCCTGTCTGTGGCGATCTGTGCAAAAACTACCATAACCCTTGCCTCTATACCACTTACATACAGGAAGTAATAATAAAGGATACGCGGTAGGGGTAAGAGGTAGGGGCGTAGGCGGTGACAGCGGAGCCCCGGACTGTACTGCTATAGAGACAGGGTTGTAGTGGCTGTTTTTGCCCTAGAGTGGCTCACAACAGCCGTAAGGGCGGTTTAAACCCTTATTAGTAAAGAATCTTAATGGTTTTTGTAGTGGTTAGGGGGTAGGGTAGAAAAAAGGGGCTTGACACCTCAAGAGACAGTATTAATGTACGTCTTACGAGGTAAAAAAAAAATATGAAATGTAAACAAAAAGGTTGTGATTTTGAAGGGGTTAAAAGTATGTTCGTCGGCCAGTCCAGATCTTTTACCAAAGATACCGGATTGTGTAGGGGGTGCGACCGCGCCTTGAGTAGGGCTTACTACAAAGCGAATAAAGAAAAAGTGGCACTCAGGAAAGCTCTTTACCGTAAAGATAATGTGGCCTATATCAGGGGGTTAGAAAAAGCAGCCCGGCAACGTGCCCAAGCCAAAAAGCAGGCGAAGAAATGAAAGCCTCCGAGCAGGGACACAGCCGGGCATACTACCGCGCCCGCCGTGAGATTTTAGCAGAGGATCAAGAAAAGGCGCGTAAGCGGGAGCAGCTACGTCAAGATTTGCTACACTGGCGGAGGCACGGAGGCAACACAGATTTCCATTTTTTCACTGAACAGGAAAGGTTAAAAACCTCTTGACATATTAAAAGGGGGGTAGTCATCCTGACGCATGGACGCGCTACCCCCTAAGCAAAAAAAAATATTGCAGTACCTAACTAAAAAACAAAAGCTCAAAAAGTTTTTGCACTCGCCCACATATGCGGATCTGGCTATTTATTTTGGAGTCGATGAGTCAACCATCCGGGAGCAGGTCACAACTTTAATATCAAAGGGGTTTTTAACTCGCATAGCTAATAAACGCGGCGGGCTCCGGGTGGTCGGTTTATGATTCTCGATCCTGATATTCTCAGGCGGATAGATAATATGCTTGGCGCGGCGATGGATAATACTATTGATTGTTCTAATAATATCCCGTATCATTTTTCGGATGCGAAACGAAAACAGATCGCTGATCGATACCACAGGGAGCGGCAAGAGCTCGACGCCCTAAAAAAGATAATAGAGGACATGGAAAAATGAGTGGGGAGTTTGCACTTTTATTAATTGAGTCTATAATGGATGATCTGGAACTTGATTTCGTAAAAGAATTTCAATTTAATTCTGAAAGGAAATGGCGTTTTGATTACTACATTAAAAAACACAATCTCGCCATTGAATACCATGGAGGCCAATTTACAAAGGGCAGGCACGTCCGGCCAGTCGGCTACGGCGGCGATCTTTTTAAAATGAATGCAGCTCAAATTATGGGTTTCAAAGTTTTACAATTTACGACTGAACACATTTCACCTGACGGAAATTATATAAAATCAGCGATTCAAGCAGCGGCGGCGCCTAACGTCGGTAAGTTTGATGATGTTTTTAGATACGGCATCGGGACAAATACAAATTTACGAAACATGTTTAAACCAAGAAAGGGAGCAAAGAGAAAATGAGTATTGAACAACAATTCAAGGATATGCAAGAGCGACACCAAAACGAATTTGACGCACTTGTAAACAGTCAAATTAAAAATCCTTTCATAGCTAAGGGGGGCGTAGATTTTTTTGAGTCGGGTATATCTGGCAAAATATCCCTCAATGTGACCAACACGCCTAATGCGTCAGACGTACAGAACAAGAGATTTGTATACTCAAAGACAAAAGAGATCGCCAAACGAAAAGAACGAATCAACGCCGCCGTAAATGAATTGGTCGAATATCAAGAGGCCTACGGGAAAGGCAATCACCATATTGTTAAAATAGATACTGAATTGCAAACGGGATGTTGGGCTGACTCGTCAAGAAAGCCATTCGGGTTCAAAGATTCAGAATCTGCTCAATCAATATTAAATCAATTAACAGACAATGCAAAGGCATTTATAAAAGGTGAGTTATGAGTCTTGACAATCTAATATTATTAAATGAAATTTTACGGGGGGTCTTGATATTTGCGAACCTGCTAACAAGCGCCCTAGCCCTTGTGGTTCTTACGTTTTTTTGGAGGCTCTAATGTCTAATAAACTAAAAGATTTATGTGATCTACACAGCGTATCGGGTTTCTATTATAAGGACATGGCGGAGTCGATTTATGAGCAATGTTTGAAAGTCGCTGGCACTGGCGCGGCGCGTTACTCAATGCCTATTATTTTTACAGACCCAGAGATCAGGGAGATCCGAAAAGCCGTTGAAAAATTGGTTCCAGGTATCAAGACCCGCACTGAGTATGGATTGTTGGTCGTCTATGGATGGGCTGACAAGCCGATCGACATTACAGGACGTACAAGAAAATGAGTATTGAGCAAAAAATAAAAGAACTAAAAGAGGGGTTCCAGCCGATGGCAGACCCGGGCGACTCAATAAACATAACGTGGACGCGCTCCGATATACAAGACCGGGCACGCGAAACAGGATCCCCTTTGACCGATAGCGAAGCGCGTCAAGTATTGAAAGCCCTCAAGGAAAAGCATGATGCAAACGAAGGGGTCAACTGGAATGTAATTGACTGTTGCATATTACAGATTAAAAACAATTGGCGCCTGTCCTTATGAAAAATGCCGAACAACTAGCCGCCGACATGATGCAACTAACGTATGCAATAATTGATAAACATAAAACCCGATTTGAGATTGAAATGGAAATCGAACTTTTAAGAGAGAAAAAAAATATGATGTCTTTTGAGCTTGCACGGATTACAGGACTTTCTCAAGTCCTGACCCACACGGATAATTAATTTTATGAGTAATAAAAAAATCAAGCGGTTCTGTGTTGAGCTAAAAAACGGTACGACTTTGGAAATGACAATAAAGCTATTCGTTGCCCAACAGCGCAAGCGGTTCCCTATCGTGCCCAGGCAGCACTTTGAATTTATATTGATTCAGGTATTGACCGGAGCCTCCGGAAGCGGCCAACTGTACGCCCGGCTTAAAAAAGAATTTGAGCAGGTTAAGATTCTATGGGTGAAATAAAAATGAAAACTAAGCAGGCCGCTCGACTACAAGCGGAGCTTGAAAAACGGGTATCTTTATCAAGCGCACCTTTTCCGCCCCACGCACATTATCAAGCCGTCGAGGCGCTCCTGCAGCATATAGAGGCGGAGCCCCTTTTGAGTATAGTATCAAGATTGGATTTATTGGATTTATTGGAGTATAAGGAATAAGTGATTGACACCACCGACTGAAGACGCATAACGTTACTATGAAATGTCAAAGAAAAGATTGTAGTTTTGAGGGGGAGCTAGGGCAGTTTGTACCCGCTACCCTGACCGCTAAAGATACAGGTTTATGCAAAGGGTGTAAAGCTAAACAGGATAAAAAATATCAAGAGAAACATAAAGTTAAAAAAGCCGCGTATGATTTCAACAGGTGGCGCACTGACGAGAAAGTGAAAGACGTTAACCGCAAGGCAGTCAGCCAAAGACGGTTTGGGTTGGACGCTGACGAATTTGTAAAAAATAAAAGTTGCGAAATGTGCGGGATGACCAACCCGGAGCATAAAGCGAAATGGAGCCAGCAGCTTAATATAAACCACAAGAACAACAAAGGGCGGAAGGCTTCGAGGCTTAAAGAAAAACCTGATAACTCTATTGCGAATCTACAAATATTATGCAGGGCTTGTCATTGCACGTATTCAAATTTAAACGAAAGGAAGTATGGGAAATGAAAGATAAAATTTTAAAAACCGAGTTACTGGAATGGCGGGAGCTGATCCCTTTTCAGCCAGATATATTAAAAAGTCAGACCGTCGAGCAACATAACAAATTAAAAAAGTCGCTTATTAAAAACGGATTTACAGCCGCCTTTCAAGTATGGGGTAAAGGTAAAAAGTTTTATATTCTGGATGGCCATTCCCGATACTTCGCCCTTAAAGAGTTAGCCGACGAGGGCGCACAGATCCCCGAAAAATTACCCTGTACGTTTATCGATATTAAAAACGCACAGCAAGCAAAAAAAGCTGTACTACTTTTTAATTCGCACTATGCAAAGATTGAAAAATCCGCGCTGGCTGAATTTACAGCGGACTTTGACCTGGATGATTTGATCGGGGAAATAGATATTCCTGATATTGACATGGATGATTTAGGCGACGTGCCCCCCGACTTCCCGGAGGAAAGCGGAGCTGATCGAGCAGAACCAATCCCGGCGAAATTATGTAAAAATTGCGGGGAGCCTGTCGAATAGTGAAAGCCGATGGGATTAAATTGATCCGGGGCGAGTGCCTCGCTGAAATGGCAAAAATTCCAGACGGGTCGGTCGATGCAATAATAACAGACCCGCCCTACGGTACAACCGCTTGCGCTTGGGATACGGTTATTCCTTTTGATCTAATGTGGGAGCCGCTCCATAGAATAATTAAAAAAAACGGAGCAATAGTTTTATTTGGTAGCGAGCCTTTTTCAAGCGCTCTACGAATGAGTAATATAAAAAACTATAAGTATGATTGGATTTGGGACAAAATCAGCGTATCCAGTCCGCAACTAAGCAAACACCGACCCTTAAAAACTTTTGAACTCATCCACGTTTTTTCGTCAGGCGGAAAAGCAACCTATTATCCGCAGCGGCTAACTAAAATAAAGAGCCCGTATCAAAGACGCGAAAAATCCAACGCCGCCGAAAAACTAAAGCATAATGGCAGAAGGGCTTATCGCTCGGAGCACACCAATTTTCCTCGGATGTTAGCACTCAGATACCCTCGCCCTTTTAATAACATTAGCCAACACCCGACACAAAAACCCGTCGCTCTTATGAGCTATTTAATAAAAACCTACACGCAAGAGAATGAAACTGTACTCGACTTTACTATGGGATCTGGGACGACCGGGGTCGCTTGTAGGGACACAGGCCGGAAGTTTATCGGCATTGAACAGGATGATAAATATTTTAAGATAGCAAAGAATCGAATAATAAATAAATATTGGAGCGCCCACAAATGAAAAAGATTGACCCTATAAATGCACCCGCCCACTATTTGATTATGGAGCCAACGCCGCTTGACGTTACCGAGGCGTGGAAATTAAATTTTCACCTTGGGAATGTTATCAAGTATATCGGGCGAGCGCCCTACAAAGGCGCGGAGCTTGAGGATCTAAAAAAAGCCCGTTGGTATTTAGATCGACACATAAAAAACATAACGCCTGACCATGGCGACCCGAAAGATTGGGTATGGAGTAACTAAAAATGCCAAAGAAAAAAACAACAACTAAAAAAACGCAGCACCCAAACAGCCTTGCAGCGATTGCGCCCCACGCATTTAAAAAAGGGCAGTCGGGAAACCCCAGAGGCAAGGCAAAACTTACTGACATTGAAAAACGGGCGAGGCACGCGAGCCGTCTTGAGATTGCGGAAGTTTACCAGGCACTTAAAGGGCTGACCCTTGAGGAACTCAAAAAAGTAATCGAGAATAAAGACGCCGCAACTATTACAATCTTATTTGCATCATCTTTTAAAACTGGAATTAAAAAAGGGGATCTTACGGAAGTCCATAGGATGTATGACCGTTTGTTAGGTAAACCTAAGCAATCGACCGAACTATCGACCCCCGAGGGTAAGCCAATCGAAATCAACACAACCGATTATCAAAACCGAGCCCGCGAAATTATAGCAGCTCAAGGAACTGAACAAGATGAAAGTAAGAAAGACAACACTTAGATTAAAATGCAGGTGGTACGCTCAGGATAAAGTCGTTGCAATTTGCATACACCGTAACGCCCTTGAAAATGAACTGGTGGAAGGGTTCGCGTTGCAGGGGTCAAGTTTTGAGCTGATGCCACGTTATGCGATAGCCTCCGCCTTGATCCTATGGTGTGACATACAAGAAAGTTTCTGGTTGGCTCTTTGCTAAGTAACTCCGAACTCGATCAGATATTTGAGCGGCCAGCAACTACACTGGGTCACATACTCAACTATAAAAAGCTTATGCCTTTGCATGACGAGTGGATCAAAAATTGTTGGCTCCGGGGCAGTGACTATGTTTTACAGGCGCACCGGAACAGCTACAAAACTACGTCAATAATAGTCGTCGGGACAATCTGGTGGTTGCTCTTTAATCCTGATGATCGAGTCCTGATACTCCGTAAGACGTGGGAGGATGCCGCGTCAATCGTTTACGAAATTATGAAGCAATACGAGAGCCCGGAGTTTTCAAGCGTCTTTGGCGAAATGAAAACTCGTAATTGGAGCCGGTCGTCAATGTCCATAGCTACCAAAAACAGGATCTCAAAAGAGGGGAGCGTCGAGCCGCTCGGGGTGGGCGGTTCAATCACAGGCCGCCATTATGATAAAGTTTTTGTAGATGATATTGTAACGTTACGCGACCGCGTAAGTCGAGCGGAGCGAGAAAGCACAAAAACATTTATCAAGGAATTAAAAAACATTCCTACTGATGACGGAAATGTCGTTTATACTGGCACGCCATGGCACAAGGATGATGCCTTTTCAATGCTTACTGCTCCGGTAAAATATCCCGCGTCCACAACCGGGATACTACCTAAAGCGAAGCTCGACGACTTCAAAGACTTTATGGGGGCGGCTCTTTACGCTGCCAATTATGAACTACAACACATTGCAAATGAGAGTCGATTTTTTGGCGATCCAGTCTTGAAAGATTGGCCTGACGATCTGGACACCGTGGCCTATTTAGATCCAGCATACAAGGGAACGAATCACACCGCTCTTACAATCGGGGGTAAGTTAGGCGAAACCGTTTATGTACGTGGTTTCGTTTGGATTGCAACCGTCGAGGATCTATACACCGACATCCTAAAAGAATTAAAACGGGCGCGGTGTGGTACGATCACAATCGAAATCAATGCAGACCAGGGCTACACAGTAAAAGAATTTAAAAAACTTTGGCCGTCCGTTAAGGGATACCGCGAGCGAGAAAATAAGCATTTAAGGATTTTAAACTATGTGCGAAAGTATTGGAAAAATATAGTGTTTGACAGCGCTGTGAATTTAGAGTATTTGAATGAAATCCTTGATTATCAAGAAGGACAGGAACCGGACGACGCGCCGGACGCGCTCGCTGGATTAATGCGGACGCTCGGGTATGGAAAAGGCACTTTTAAATTTAAGGCTATTGGAGCCGATGGGGCAATATGAAAGACGACAAAAACAAAATAATTTTTAGCAGGCGACACGCCAAAATAAAATCACAACTTGAGGTTTGGAAACTTGAGAGGGACGCATACATCGGGGGCTCAAAATATAAACAAGGCGGCTACCTCCATAAGTTCCCCCTCGAAAGTCAAGACAGATATAACGCAAGAGCAAAGCGCAGCGTATATTTTAACCACGTCCAGCCAATAGCTGACATGTTGGCGGGGTTCCTGTTTGCCTCAAGCCCGGGACGAAAGGCCATGGGTTTTGAATATTTAATCGAAAAGGCAAGTAAGAAAAAAAGCCTCGACGCTTTTATGCAAACCGCAGCGGTTCACTCGCTGTTATATCCAGTCGGCGTATTAGTTGACAGCCCAAGTTTTGACCCTGACGTCGTAAAGACTCAGGCCGACCGCCAAGCCTTAAATCTTAATCCGTATTGTGTTATGTATCGCCCGGAAAACATCCGGGACTTTAGCACGGACGGCGAGGGGCAACTTATCTGGGTTCTACTTGACAACACTTACGAAAATAATGAAAATCCATTTAGTACAGCGGAGCGAGTTAAAACTTATCGACTCTGGACGCGTGAATATTACCAGGACTTTACCGAGCAAGATGACAAAATAATTGCGGGCGAAGAAATCGCGCACCCGGTCGGCGAGGTTCCCTTTGTATTTATGAACTGGCGCGACATAGACGAGGATAACATTGCCGAGAGTATTTTCGAGGACATCGCCTTATTGGATCAAGCAATATACAATTTTATAAGTTTGCTTGACGAAATGATTACCGCTGGTACGTTTCAAGTTTTGTTTTGGCCGGGTGACGAGCTACCTCAAGACATGATTAAAAGCGGAGTTGGTGCCTTGAGTGTGATCCCTTACAATCCAGCGGACGGCGGGAAACCGTATTATGACGGGGCGAAACTTTCAGAGCTTGCGCCGTTCCTGTCTGCCATAGAAATGTATCTAAAAGAGGTATTCTCTAAAGTCGGTCTTGATAAAGACCACGACAAAATATCTGTACAGTCGGGCGTCGCCAAAGGCAAGGAATTTGAAAAGGCTGAAACCATTTTAAGGATGGCGGCGGAGCAACTCGAAAACGCCGAACAAAGAATTTTTGACTTTGCTGGCAAGTGGTCGGATCAGTCAAGCGAGGCCGTCCAGATAACCTACAACCGAGCTTTTCAAAGGGAGGATGTCGATATTTTATTAACTAGGTTATACGAATTACTGACCATGCCTTTTGATTCTGTAAAAAATTTAGTACAGGATGAGATCATAGTCAAGGTGCTTTCATATTTAGATTCAGATAAACTAAATGCACTACTTAAAGAAATTGAGGCGGAGCGCAAGGCGGAAGCTGCCGCCCCTCCCCCGATGACACCCGATGAAATGGTAAACGAAATAAAAACGGAGATTGAAAAAGATGGTAATGACGAACAGACCGAAAACGCCGAGGGAGCGAGCCCAGAAAATACTGAAATCGATCCTTAATATTGCAGACTCAAAAATTGACGAGCTTTTGAATGCGATCGTTGCGGTGGTTGATGACAGCCCCGCGCAACCGCTCGACTTTGACAAGTTAGTCGAAAGCGTAGCGGCCAGCATAGAGGCGAGGCAATCGGAGCGAGCAGCCGAAGCGGCTAAAATCGTAAAAGATTTGCAGACAGGC